TGGGGATAAGGGCATTATCGGACGTGCCGTCCAGCGCGCAGGTCGTGCTCTACGACCCCGGAACCGATCGGTACTTCATTGCGGGCGTCTGGGTGCCTGCCGCGAATGCCGTGAAGGCCGACCCGCCCCCGCTCCCGCCGCGCAAATTGCGGATGGCCCGCGCGTATCGGGCGAACCTCCCCCTGTTGCCCAATTACACCGACTGATGCCCCCGATCACCTGTCCTGTCTGTCGGATTGCCGGCGAGCCCGCGGTGCAGCTCGAGACGCTCGCCATCTGCAGCGCGCGCGGGTGCGGCGCCAGCCTCCACCTCGACCGGGGCCAGGTGCGGCGCGCGACGGCCTCCGAGACGGCCGCGCTCTCGCCCGAGGCGCTGCGGGCGCTGCGCGCGGCGCACGGCAAGATCGCGCGGCCCGGCCGGTGAACGCCACCGAGCAAAAGCAGCGGCACACGGCGGTCCGCACCGTCGAAAAGCAGGTCGACGACCTGACCACGGTCATGGAGGCCTTCGCGCGCGACCTGAAGCGCCGCGATGCGCTGACCGTGGCGGCCCTCGACGACGTGCGGAAGGCCGCCGACGTTCGCTGGCTGGCGACGGCCGCCGCCCAGAAGAAGATCTTCGACCGCTGGGCGCGTGTTGACAGTTACACGTTCTGGGACCGGCTCCGCTGGCTCGTGGTCGGGCGCTGATGGAGACCTACCTCGCGACGCCCCCCACGCGCGGCACCGACGGCGACACGCCGTCCAAGGAAGACCCCGACGCCGCGCTCCTGCAGGAGATCCGCGACTACTTCGACTACGACACCGACAACTGGGCCGCCATCCGCGCCGAGGCCGCGATCGACGTCGCCTACGCGGCGAACGATACCTGGCGCGCCGAAGACAAGCTCGCGCGCGCCGGGCGCCCAATGCTCAACCTCGACCAACTCTCGCAGTATCGCAACCAGGTCGAGAACACGGTGCGCCAGAACAAGCGCGGCGTGAAGGTCTCGCAGGCCGGCGGCGGCGCCACCGACCAGACCGCCGAGCTGCGCGCGAACCGCATTCGCGAGATCGAATACCAGTCGCACGCGCAGGAAGCCTACAGCCAGGCCTTCAGCGACTGCCTGACGCGCAGCTACGGCTTCGCGCGCATCATCGCCGAGTACGAAGACGAAGCGACCGACAACCAGGTCCTGCGCACCAAGGCGATCCCGAACCCGAACCAGGTGTTGCCCGACAGCGACGCCGAGTCGACCTCGGGGCGCGACTGGATGCGCTGCTTCTTCGTGCACTCCATCAGCCATCGCGAGTTTCACCGCGACTATCCCGGCGCGACGTTCAAAAACTTCGACGCGGCGCTGATCGCGCGCGCGCCGAAGTGGCTCTCCGACAAGCGCGTGCAGATTGCCGAGTACTGGAAGGTCACCGAGACCCCGAACCCGCGCGGCAAAGGCCGCCCGACGCGCGAGGTCTGCCAATACCTGACCAACGGCATCGAGCTCCTCGCGAAGCCGGGGCAGCCGAAGAAGACGATCTGGAAGGGCAAATACATCCCGTTCGCCGCGTGCTACGGCCGCATCGTCTACAAGGACACCGGCAACGGCGAGACCGAGAAGCTGATGCTCTCGTATATCCGGTTCGCCCGCGACAGCGCGAAGGCCTACAACTGGACCAAGTCGACGCTGCTCGAGAAGATCGCGCTGCCGGTGCGCGCCTCGCTCATCGGCTACGACGGGCAGGCGACGCCGGAGACCCTCGACGACGTCGAGCGCGCGACGCAGGAACCGGTCGCGTGGCTCGGCTTCAAGGCGCAGACCGAAGCGACGGGGCAGGCGGTGCTCCCGCTCCCGCAATACGGCACGCGCGAGCCCGACATCCAGGCCGACCTGCTCGCCGCCGACGGCTTTCAGCGCGACATTCAGAACGCGCTCGGCCACTACAACACGCAGGACGCGCGCCTCGGCAACAACAAGGTGACGAGCGGCGTCGCGCTCGCCGAGCTCAAACGCTCGGGCGACCTGGGCAGCTTCGACTTCCTCGACCACTACGACGACTTTCAGAAATTCATGGGCGAGCAGTATGACGACCTGCTCCAGTACTACGACGACACCGACAAGGAGGTCGTCACGCGCCTCGCCGACGGCACGAGCAAGGTGCAGCGCATCAACCACCCGTCGCAGGTCGCGCCCGACGGCACGACGACCTACGGGCCCGACGACGTGCGGATGGACCAGGGGCGGCACACGATCACCATCTCGACCGGCCCCAACTTCGACAGTCAGCGCGAGGCCGGCAAAGAAGCCGCGATGACGCTGCTCGGCAACCCGCAGGCCTTCCCGATCATCGCGGCCGATGCGATCCGGTTGATGGACCTCGGGCCGATCGGCGACCAGATGGCCGAGGACCTCGAGTTCCTCCAGCCGCCGCAGATGCAGCAGGCGCGGCAGCAGGCGAAGCAAGGCCCCGGTGCCGAGCCCGACCCCAAGCAGCTGCAGCAGGAGCTCGGCGCGCTGAAGGAGCAGCTGCAGGCCTGCGAGGCCGCGCTCCAGGAGGCGCAGCAGGCGGTCGAGACCAAGCGCGCCGAGCAGGAGGCGAAGCTGCAGATCGCGCAGGTCGAGCTCCAGAGCAAGGACCAGAACGCGGACGCGGACCGCCAGCTCAAGGCGCATCAATCCGAAGGCGAGCTGGTGCTGAAGGCCGAGCTCGCGCAGGTCGAGCTCGAGCTGAAGAAAGAGGCCCTCGCGCTCGAGCGCGACGCGTTGCAGCTGAAGGTGCACGAGCTCGAGATGAAGGAGCGGATGCACCAGGAGGACCTGGCGAGCGCCGAGCGGATCGCCGAGATGAACAACGCGGCCAAGGTCGACGCGGCCGAGAAAGCGGCGAAGGTCGCGAAGACGATCGCCTTCCACAAGGACGCCGAGGGCAACACCACCGGCGCCGAGATCACCGCGCGCGACGAGGGAGCCGAGTAAATGGCGATCACCGCGGCGGTCTGCAATTCGTTCAAGCTCGAGACGCTGCCGACCGTCGCCGGCGTGCACCTCTCAGGCGACGTCTACAAGATCGCGCTCTACACGTCGGCCGCGACGTTGAGCAAGGCGACGACCGTCTACAGCGCGACCAACGAGGTCGCGGCCAGCGGCACCTACAGCGCGGGCGGCCAGGCGCTGGTCGGCCTGACGACCGCGCTCGACACCGACACCGCGGTGCTCGACTGGACGACCGACCCGGTCTGGACCGGTGCGACGATCACCGCGCGCGGCGCGCTCATCTACAACAGCAGCAAGAGCAACAAGGCGGTCGCGGTGCTCGACTTCGGCAGCGACATCACGTCGACCGCCGGGACGTTCACCGTCGCGCTGCCGGCGCCGACCGCGGCCGCGGGCGCGGTGAGGCTCGCCTGATGCCGAACCGTTACTACGACCGCGTCAAGGAGACGACGACGACGACCGGCACCGGCAACGTGACGCTCGCCGGCGCGGTCGCGCAGTTCGAGGCCTTCAGTCCCAACTACGCGGTGAACGAGGTGATCCCGTACGCGATCGTCGGCCAGACGGGCACCGAGTGGGAAGTGGGGCTCGGCACGCTCTCAGGCGCGACGACGCTCGTGCGCACGCAGGTCCTGCAATCGAGTAACGCCGATGCGCTCGTGTCGTTCGCCGCCGGCACCAAGGACGTCTTCGCGACCGCGCCGGCGCTGCACCTGAATCGCAGCGTGTCGCGCGGCAAGGTGATCGCGAACCTCTGCGGCTGGGCGGGGCAGGGTTACTGATGGCCGCCGTCAACAACGACCCGATTTTCTCGCGCGTCGGCGACGTGACCAATAACGGCACGACGGGGATGAATCAAGCCATTCTCGCGGCCGCGACCGACTACACCGGCGTCGACGCCGACACGTCGCTCGTCTTCACCGCGGATGCGACCAACGGCAGCTTCGTGCAGCGTCTGCGCTTCAAGGCCGCCGGCACCAACATCGCGACCGTCGCGCGCATCTATCTGAACAACGGCTCGGCGCCGACGACCGCGACCAACAACACCTTCTACGGCGAGATCAGTCTGCCGGCGACGACCGCGATTGCGACCGCGGCGACGGTGGAGATCGACTATCCGATGGGGTTCGCGTTGCCGGCCGGCTTCCGCATCTACGTCGGCCTGGCGACGGCGGTCGCGGCGGGCTGGGTGGTCACGCCGATCGCCGGGAAGTACTAGTCGTGATCGACGTCGGGCATCTGCCGCCGATGACGCGCGGCACCGACGTGCAGATCTTTAATCGGCCGTCGACGGTCGCGAACACGCAGTGGCTGTCCTGGCTGCGCCCGCGGGGCGCGGTGATGAGCCACGCGATCCTGATCGGCGGCGGCGGCGGCGGCGGCGGCGGGTTCACCGGGATTGCGGGCTCGGCGCGCGGCGGCGGCGGCGGGGGTGGCAGTGCCGCGGTGACGCGCGTCACCTTCCCGTGCATGTTTCTCGCCGACCAGCTCTACGTGCAGGTCGGCGCCGGCGGCCAGGGGGTCGGGTCCGGCGGCGGCACGGCGGGGAGCGGCGTGCTCTCCTACATCAGCGTCGCGCCCGACAACGGCGTGACCAACGTGCTGGCGAGCTCCGGGGGCGGCGTCGCCACCGGCGGCGGCACCGGCACGGCGGTCGCGGTCGGCGCGGCGGGCACCGGCGGCGCGATTTTCGCGATTGCGAACGGCATCCTCGCCGGGCTCGGGCAGTTTCTCTCGATCGCCGGCGCGAACGGCGCGCTCGGCGGCGCGGTGGCCGGCGCGGTGGGGGCCTCGCAGGCGTTCCCGGTGACGAGCGTGCTCACGATGGGCGGCAGCGGCGGCGGCGGCACGACGGCGGCGGATTTTGCCGGCGGGCTCTTCACTGCGGTCGCGAACAGCTGGCTCTCCGAGGCGCGGCCCGCGACGCCGGCGGCGGGCACCGCGGGCCACGGGAGCGGCGGCGTGCAACTCTGGGAACCGTTCTTCAGTTTCGGTGGCGGCGGCGGCTCGAGCTCGAATGCGGCGGCGGGCGCGAACGGCGGCAACGGGGCCTACGGGAGCGGGGGCGGCGGCGGCGGCGGCGGCACGACCGGCGGCCGCGGCGGCGACGGGGGCTCGGGGCTCGTGATCATCATCTCGTGGTGACCTGATGCTCGGGTTTGGTCCGCTCGCGACGACGCCGATCAGTACGCTGCCAGGGGCGGCCTCGAGCGGCGTCGATGCGACGGCCTCGCCGGCCGGCGTCCAGGCGACCTACGCGGTCGGCACGGCGGTCGCCACCGGCGGCGCGCTGGCGAGCCCTGCAGGCGTCCAAGCCACCTGGGCAGTCGGCACGCCAACGGCGACCGGCGCGAGCGTGGCCTCGCCCGCGGGCGTACAGGCCCTCTGGAGCGTCGGCACCGCGACGGCGACGGGGAGTGCGGTCGCGAGCCCGGCCGGGGTCGAAGCGGTCTGGAGTGTCGGCACCGCGGTCGCCAGCGGGACCGGGGCCAGCGTCGATGCGACGGCCTCGCCGGCCGGCGTCGAGGCGGTCTACAGCGTCGGCCTGGCGACGGCGAGCGGGACCGTCGAGGCGGCGAGCGGCGGGCGTTGGAGTCTCGCGCAGCTCGCGCACCTCGCGCGCCGCCACCGCGTCGATGCGGTGGCTCGGCCGCAGGGCGTGCAGGCGACGTTTGCGGTCGGCCAGGGGGTCGCGCACGGGAGTGCGGTCGCGGCGCCACGGGGCGTGCAGGCGACGTGCGAGGTCGGCCGGGCGACGGCGCGGGGCACGAAACATCTGACGCGCGAGCAACTCGCGGTGCTGCTGCTCGAGGCGGCGTGATCGGACGCCGGCGCGCGCGAGTCGATAGGATAGGACGCTGATGCTGAGTCGACGCGGATTTTTCGGACTCGTCGCCGCGGCGGTCGTCGCGCCGTTTGTGCCGGCACCGGCGCCGGTGCGTCCGAAGACGCTCTACGAGAGGTTTCGCGCGGGCACGATCAGCGAGCACGCGGGCTTCTGGTGGGACCCAGACGCGGCATTAGTCGCCGATGCGCAGCGCCGTTACAACGCCGCGACGTCTGCAATGCTCGAGATGAAGATTCAGAGCGCGGCAGACCTCGCGTTCGTCAGCGGTGACCAGTGGCGCCGATGAAGTAGATCCCGTTTGCATTGTTGACTAGGGCCTGCAGCCCGAAGGGTCGTCTCGTCCACGACGGTCAACGATACAAGGACTCACACGTCGACGGCGTGTGCTCGCGGGGTCCGCCTCCCGCTGAGTACACGCCGTTTGCGTCTGGGTCTCGATCACCGGACGACGCGCGACGGACGACGCGTGGGTAGGTGCTGCGTTGTCCGAGCTGACTCCCGACGCGCCCGCGGCCCCGTCAGCCGCCCCCGACCCGACCCCTGTCGCGACCTCGCCCGATCGGCTCGCCCATCTGAGCGACCCCGAACTGCGCGAGTGGCGGCAGACCGGGGACTTCCCTGCGCCGAAAGTTGTGGCGTCGCCCGCGGCTACGCCAGCCGCCACGCCTGAGTCTGCTCAGGCCGCGTCAACGGACGCGACATCGGAGCCGGGGTCGGACCCGGTCTACAAAGAGAAAACCGCGAAGCGCATCAACGAACTGCTCGAGGCGAAGGACCGTGCGGAACGGCGCGCCGCGGAGCAGGAACGGCGCGCCATCGCGGCCGAAACCCGTCAGCCCCAGCCACCCGCAGACGCGCCCCCGGCGACCTCGTCACCCGCCCCGGCTGGACTCGTGAAGCCTGACCCCGACGCGTTCGCGTATGGCACGAGCGACCCCGAGTACCTCGAGGCGCTCACCGAGTACAAGGTCGCCGCGACCCTGCAGAAGGAACGCGACACCTGGACGAAGGGGCAGCAGGAGGCCGAAGCGGCCGCGCAGCAAGACCGCGTGATCGCCGGCTTCGAGGAACGCGCCAGTGCGGCGCGCACGCGGCATCCCGACTTCGATGCCGTGGCGCTGCAGAGCGCGACCGAGATCCCGCAAGGGGGCCCGGTCGACGTCGTGATCCTCGAACACGAACACGGGGCCGAGATTCTCTATCACCTCCAAAAGCACGCGGACGAACGTCGACGGATCCTCAAGCTCGCCCCCCTCCAGCAGATCGCCGAAGTGATCCGCCTCGGAGACCGCTTGATGGCCGCGGCGCCGGCCGCTTCGTCCACCGGGGCGCCGGCGCCGCCGACCGTGCTCTCGACCCGACCCACGCAAGGGGACGCGGTCGTGAGTGCCGTGAAGGCGCGCGATTTCGGAGCCTACAAGCGCGCCGCGAACGCCGAAGAGATCGCGGCGCGAGGAAAGTAATCGATGCCTCTGAATTATCTCGAAGTGACGGACATGATCGCGCTCGAGTCGCTGCGGCAGCTCACCAACCCGCTCGAGATCCTGCCGTTCTTCAACACCGAGTACAACGCCGAGTTCGAGACCGAGGTCCCGATCGGCGACACGCTGCGGATCCCGTTTCCGAAGCAGTTCATCGCCCAGCAGGACAACACGCTGGCCTACACGCCCCAGCCGATCCAGTCGCGGCACGCGAGTGTGACCGTCGACCAGATCAGCAAGGTCCACTTCGAGTGGGACAGCGTCGAGCTCGCGCTGCGGATGCCGCGCGGCGAAGAGCGCATCAAGCGCGACATCATCAAGCCGGCGATCACCACGATCCGCAACGACATGGAGTCGCGCGCGGCGAAGTATGCGTATCAGAACACGACCAACGTGGTCGGGATCCTGGGCACGCAGCCGACCACCTTCGATGCCGTCTTCGGCGCCGCCGGCCAGCGCATGGCCGAGATCGGCGCGCCCCCCGGCGACTGGGGCATGTTCCTCACCCCCGGCGTGACGCGCACGCTGCGCGCCAGCGTCGTCTCGCAGTTCAATCCGCCCGACGCGATCTCGAAGATGTGGAAGAAGGGGTTGATCGGCGAGGTCAACACCTTCGACACCTATCAGAGCAACTCGCTCTGGCAGCACACCTCGGGCGCGTGGGCCGGCGTGGTCGAGATCGCGACGGCGCCGGTGTCGGCGGGCCTCGCGACGCCGATCCCGGAGACCTCGACGCTGTCCTTGACCCAGACCAACGGCGACACCTACAAGGCCGGCGACAAGATCAACATCGCGAACGTCTTCGACGTGAACCCGGTGACCTACCGGTCGACGGGCGTGCTCAAGCAGTTCACCATCACCGCGAGCGTGACGACGGCGGGCACCGCGGCCTCGATCGTCGTGCGGCCGCCCGTGATCGGCCCCGGCTCGCCCTACCAGAACGTCGACGCCCTGCCCGTTGCGGGCGCGGACCTGACGCTCTTCCCTGGCACCAACACGGCGGGTGTGGCCGCCACCGCGAAGACCGGCTTCCAGAGCCTCGCGCTCGGGCGGCAGGCGTTCGCGCTCGTCAACGTCAAGATGGCGAACCCGCCGTCGGGCGGGGGCACCCTCAGCTCGTATGCGCGCGACCCGGAGACCGGCATCTCGGTGTCGGTGCTGCGCGCGTTCGACCCGAACCTGCGGAAGTGGATCAACCGCATCGAGACGTTGTACGGCTTCGGCTGCCTCTACAACGAGCGCGATGCGGTGGTGGTCGCCGGCGCGTGAGGTCTGCGGCCCGCGTGAGCGGGCCGCGCACCTTCAACTAAAGGAAAAGGATTTCACATGCCTATTGCAGCCTTCACTCCGAACGTCGGCGACACGCGCGGGTCGACGCTCCACTACCCGACGGTCACGCCGACCGTCAACGCGGTGGCCGCGGCCATCACGATCAGCCCGGCCGAGCTCCTGAGCGGCCTCCTGCTCCGCGACGCGCTCTCGAGCGCGCGCGCGGACCTCTTGCCGACGGCCGCGGCGCTCGCCGCCGCGATCAACGGCGTCTTCGTCGGCCTCTCGTTCCGCACCTGGATCCGCAACACCGGCGCCGGCGCCGGCTCGATCACGCTGACCGCGAACACGGGCGCGACGATCAGCGGGACCGCGGCGATCGTGTTTCAGCAGCAGAAAGAGCTGTTGATCGTGTTCACCAACGTGACGCCCGGCAGCGAAGCCTACGTCGCGTATTCACTCGGCGTCTCCGTCGCGATCTGATCGGTTCACCTGTGGCGAATGAGCACCACGGCGGTGCTCATTCGCACATTTTTTGTGAGTGAGGACCCAGCCCATGTCTGAAGACAAAGTCGCGACGCCGCGCCTGCTCTACAAAGGCCCGGCCGACGAGACCGCCGAGACCTGCACCGCCGCCGACCAGGCCGACCTCGCGGCCAAGCTGAAAGCCGGCTGGCGCCTGACGCGCGTGAAGGATGCCTCGAAGGCCGACAAGGCCGACGCGGCCGCCAACGACCCCGATGCGACCGACGCGCAGAAAGCCGACGCGCAGAAAGCCGCCGAGAAGAAAGCCGCCGAGAAGAAGAGGTAACGCGTGACCGTCGAGGTCGTCCGCATCGTCGCCCGCGCGCTCTCGCGCCTCAATGTTTACGCCAGTGGGGCGAGCATCAAGGACGCGGACGCGGAGACGTGTGTCGATGCGCTCAACGAGATCCTCGACGGCTGGAACGCGGAACGCCAGGCGATCTACGTCGACCGCTTCACCTCCTTTGTGACGACGCCGGCGCTGCAGCCTCACACCATCGGCCCGACGGGCGTCTGGGTGGTGCCGCAGCGGCCGGTGTCGATCGAAGGGGCCGCCTGGCTCGCGGCGCCGGGGACCTATACGCCGTTTCCGGTGACGATGGACCCGCGCTGGTGGCAGCAGCAGAGCAGCTACGCGAGCCCGCAACCGATCGCGGCCTACTACGCGCCGTCGCTGCCCAACGGCGAGCTCTACTTCATCGGCGCGCCGAACGGCGCGATCACGATCCGGCTGCTGACCCGCTATCAGTTCACCGCGGTCGCGCTCATCGACACCCTCGAGCTCCCGCAGGGCTACTACCCGGCGTTGACCTTGACGCTGATGGAAGCCGTGTCCGAAGACTTCGGTAAGGAGATCTCCGCGAAGCTCGCGATGGACGCCGGCAAGGCGCGCGCGCGCATCTTCGGCAACAACCTCCGCGTGCGGCCGCTGCGCGCCGGTGCCGGCGTGCCGGGGCTGTCGCGCGGGTTCTATGACTACCGCACCGGGACTTTTCATTCGTGAGGACACTGATGACCCGACGCCTGCTGCTTACGCTCGCGCTCCTCGTCGCGCTCGTCACGCCGGCGACGGGGCAACCCTTCGGCTTGCGTCAGACCATCACCGTCGTCGACAGCGGCACGGCGTGCGTCACCGCGCCCGCCGCGTGCGCGACCTTCACGCTCGACAGCGTGACAGCGAGCGTCTCGATCAGTGTCGCGGGCACCTGGACCGGCACCCTGACCTTCGAGGGCACCAACGACAACCAGGTCTGGACCGTGCTCAACGTGATGAACCTGGCGACCACCGTGCGCGCGACGACCACGACCGCCAACGGCTTGTGGGCCTTCGGCAACGCCGGCGTCATTCGCGTGCGCGTGCGCGCGACGGCCGCGGTCACCGGTACCGCCGTCATTGCCGCGGCGCGCGGGGACGGGCTCCCGTAAATGGGCGCGGCGCAGCTCTTCGCAGCGTTCTGCGGCGGGAGCAACACCGAGCGGTCGCTGGCGATCGATGCGGAGCAGACGACGAATCTGTTCCGCGCGACCGTCGAGGCGCAGGGCGCGGCGAAAAGCGCGACGCTCGTCGGGACGCCAGGCACGCGCCAACTCGGCGAGGTGGTGACCGGCGACCCGACCGTCGCCGGGCGCGGCGTCTTCACCCAGGATGGCGTGTCGTGGACCGTGCTCGGCGGCGGCCTCTACGAGGTCACCGTCAACCCGTGGACCGCGACCTTCCGCGGCTTCGTCGCCGACGACCACCAGCCGGTCTCGTGGGCGAGCAACGGCGACGTCATGCTCCTGACGGCCGACCCGCCGCCGCCGCCGCAGCTCGCGTTCGTCTCAGGCGGCAACCTCTACGTGCTCGACCGGCTGACCAATATCCTGGCCCTGGTCGCCCTGCCGCTGATGAACGCGCCCCGGCAGATCGGGTTCATCGACGGCTACTTCGTGCTGCTCGAGCGCGACAGTCCGCGCTGGTATTTCACCTTCGGCAGCGCGTTGGTCTGGGACGCGCTCGACGTGATCGTGCGGCAGACGGCCAGCGACAACTTCGTCGCGCTCGCCGTCGCCAACAACCGCGTCTGGGGCTTCGGCAGCGAGACCAGTGAGGCCTTCGAGGACGTCGGTGACGAAGACACGCCGTTTCAGCCCATCAAGGGGAGCCTCTTCCAGATCGGCTGCGCGGCGCCGTGGTCGGTGAGTATCGGCGTCAACACGCTGCGCTGGCTCGGGCGCAGCAGTCGCGGCGGCGCGATGGTCTACCGGCTCGACGGCTACGGCGGCGCGCGCATCTCGACCCACGCGATCGAGCAGGCCCTCGAGAAAGCCGCGACGCTCGTCGACTGCGAGGCGCTGACCTACGACCAGGACGGGCATCTGTTCTACGCGCTGACGTGTCCGTCGGTCGGCACCAACGGGTGGACGCCGGTCTGGGACGAGACCGAGCAGCAGTGGCACAAACGTAGCTGGTGGAACCAGGCGCTCGCGCGCGAGGAAGCGTGGCGCGTCCGCGGGCACGCCTACATCGGCGCGACGCACCTGGTGGGCAGCCGCGACAGCAGCGTCATGTGGGCGCTCGACCTCGAGACCTACGACGACGCCGGCGCGCTCCTGCGCGCGGCCCGGCGCGCGCCGTATCTGGGCGCCGACAACGGGTGGGTGTTCCTCGACGAGATCGAGCTCGGGATCGAAAGCGGCAGCGGCCTGAACCTCGGGCAGGGGCGCGACCCGCAGGCGCTCTTGAACATTTCGACCGACAGCGGCAAGACGTGGACGAGCGCCGGCATGGCGCCGCTCGGCAAGATGGGCGAGACCGAGGCGTCGTGCATCTGGCGCCGCTGCGGGCGCGCGCGGCTCGACCGCCTCGTGCTCGAGGTGGTGATCACCGACCCGGTCAAGCGCGTACTCGGACCGGGGCTCTGGATCCGCGCGACGCCGGGGCTGCCCTGATGCCGACACAACCCGACCAGGTCGCCGCCCCGATCGACCAGACCGTGCTCGGCGCCGCGGGCCTGGTGACGGAAGCGTGGCGCCACTACTTCCGCCGGATCGGCGCGCTGTTGTCGCGGCGCCCGCGCCTCTTCGTCGAGCTGCCCGCCGTGCCGACGGACGGGATGCTCGTGACGGTGAGTGATGCGATGACCGCGGGCTGGGGCGACGTCGTCGCCGGCGGCGGCATCAACGTCGTGCTCGCGTTTTGGAACGGCACCCAGTGGACCGTAGCAGGGAAGTGACCATGCCGAGTAGCCCGCTCTATAACGCCCCGTCGACGCCGCAGTCCGCGGAGTTCCTCGCGCAAGCGAAGCGTCACAACAAGATCACGACGGCCGGGATGCCGGCGCAATGGGGCTTCGACAACCAGGGACGGCTCATCGACCGCGCGACGGGGCGCCCGGTCGCGCTCGGGCGGTTCTATTCCGACGGCACCGAGAAACCGCAGGACTCGTTCCTGAAGCAACTCGGGCACGCGACGCCCTACATCGGCGCGGCCATCGGGATGGGCGCCTTCGCGGCGCCGGCGGCGGCGAGCGCCCCCGGCTACATGGGCGCGATGTATGCCGCGCCGACTGCGGCGGCGACCACCGCGCCGGTCGTGGCGGCGACCACGGGCACCACCGCGGCGGCGTCGGCCGGGCTCGGCACCTACGCGCTCCGCTACGGCCTCGGGGTGGGCGGCGACCTGCTCGGCAGCTATCTGCAGGCGCGCGCGTCGGGGAAGGCCAGCGACGCGCAGCTCGCCTACTACCGCGAGGCGCTCGCGTACGAGAAAGAGCGCGACGCCTACGACCGCAAGGTCGACGAAGAGCGGTACGCGTATGACCGCGACCTCGAGGCGGGCCGCTACGGCGACCTGCGCGCGCGGCTCGCGCCGTATGTCGCGACCGGCACCTCGGCGAATGACCGCATGGCGGCGCTGCTCGGCCTGCCCGTGCCAGGGAGAGGCTAATGGGACTCGAACACGACATCGATCAGCCGCCGCCGGACGGACCGGCGCCCGCGGGTCCGGCGCCGGGCGCGCCCGGCATGACCGACGCCTTCCGCGCGGCGATCCACGCGCTCTACCGGCGCTATTACGGCCGCGACGCGACCGAGGACGAACTGACCGCGCACGCCGGCAACCCCGGCGGGATCCCCGCGGTCGAGGACGCGCTGAAGGCGAGCAACCCGGCCGGCGCGAGCGGCGGCGGGCCGCAGAACGGCGACTACCGCGGCTGGATCATGCAGCAGCTCGAAGGGCAGCCCTTCAATCAGCAGACGCTGCTCGACCACGAAGCCGCCTGGAAAGCGCACGGCATCATCCTGCAGCCGGCCAACGCGCAGGGTGAGCGCACGAAGGTACGGCTGCCGGACGGCACCTACGTGCGCCTCGGCTTCGGCGAAGGCCATCCCGTCTGGGTCGTGCAGGCGAACCCCGGCAGCGGCTCGACCCCGACCCCGGCCCCGTTCACCGAGCCGGGACCGTATCCCGGCGGCGACTACACGCCGCCTCCGCTGCCTGACGACCTGGCGCACCCCTACACGCCACCGACGCAGGCCGAGCTCGAAGCCTCGGCGGGCTACGGCGCGCGCCTCGAGGCGGGGCGCAAGATGCGCGAGCGTCGCGCCGCCGCGTCCGGCGTCGGCCTCGGCGGCGGGTTCCAGAAAGCGATCAACCGCTACGCGCAGGACTACGCCAGCAACGAGTACAGCAACTACTTCGGGCAGCGGCTCGACACGCGCAATCAGAACTACAACGAGTACACCGGCAGCGTGAACCGCGCGCGCGACACCTACAACACGCGCTACGGCGTCTGGGGCGACGAGCAGGCGCGGCGCCGCAACTGGCAGAACGACTATTGGAGCCGGCTGCGTGACCTCTACACCGGCGGCCAGCAGGCGGCGCGATGAGCTCGGTCTCGCAGATCCTCGAGGCGATGGGGCGCAGCGCGGGGCTGCACGAGTTGAACCGGGGCGCGATCTTGGCGCAGACGGTCAGCGGGCTCGGCCGGCTGCCGGGACAGATCCTTGACGACCGCGCGGCGCAGCGGGCGCAGGACTACGCGGCCGCGCGCCAGCGCACGCAGGACGAGCGCGAGGACACGACGTATGCGATGCGCCTGCGCGGCGAGCGGACCGCGCAGAAGAAGGACGAGGTGCTGCGTGCGAGTATCGCCGAAGGCTTCGGCGACGACCCCGACCCGGCGCACTTCAGCGTCGAGCGCGCGGGGCAGTTCGCAATCACCAACGGGTTCCCCGAGCTCGTCACCACGATCAGTGACATTCACACGAAGCTGAATCCGCCGCCGGTCGAGTTTGACCCGGCGAAGGGCACGATGAACCCGCGCACCGGCGAAGTCGTGCGGCAGCCGCGCGCGCCGGGGCCGAAGACCGAGCTCGACTACGCCGCGCTGACGCTGAATCCGAACCCGGTCGTGTCGTCGTTCGCGAAAGGCACGCTGGAGGCGATGCGCAAGCCGGCGGCCGCGAAGAGTTATCAGCACGTCGACAGACTCCTCGACGGCAAGCCGACGACACTGCTCCTCGACCCGGCGCCCGGCGGCAAGGTCTACGACTTGAACCAGCGGGAGATCACCGACGCCGCGACGCGCGTGCGCCCGATCCCGCCGGCGTCGATCCAGATCAACAACGACCGCGCGAAGGGCGCACCCGGCGACTTCACGAAGTCCGGCGACGACTTCCTCGCGACGATCCCGGCGCAGTGGCGGCGCACCGTGAAGACGCTCGCGCGCTACGACGCGGACCCGACCAAGGTGGCGTCGATGCGCGGCGGGATGCGCGAGACGTTGATGCACTGGATCCTGCAGGTCAACCCCGGTTACAAGGCCGACGAGTTCGCGGTGCGGGCGCCGACGCGCAAGGCCTTCACCATCGGGCCGCAGGGGCAGACGCTCAACGCGCTCAACACCGCGATCGGCCATCTCGACCAGTTCAGCGGGCTCGCGGACGAGTTGAAGAATTTCGCCTTCACACCCGGCAACAAAGTCTGGAACGAGCTCGCGAGCATGTTTGGGGCGGCGGCCGTGAGCAACTTCGACACGCTCAAGGACGCGCTCGCCGGCGAAGTCGCGAAGACGATGAGCGGGGGCCAGGCCACCGTCAGCGGGATGCAGGAGCAACGCGCGCTGATGAACGCCTACAAGTCACCGGCGCAGCTCGCCGGCTACGTGAAGACGTTGATCCCGGTGATGGGCTCGAAGCTCTCGAACCTGAACTACCAGTACCACCAGGCGATGGGCGACGACGACAGCTTCGACGCGCTGTCGCCGGAGTCGCGCCGCATTCTCGAGAAGCATGGGGTCGACCCCGACCATCCGACGGTCGTGCCGGGCGCGCCAGCGGCATTGCCGAATCCGCTCAACCTGCTGCCCCCTAAAAAAAAAGGTGAGGTGAGCGCGGCGCCGGGCGCGTATGCGGACCCGCAACGGCTCGCGCGCGATGCCGTCTTCGGCGACCTGCCGGCCGTCGCGCCGACGCCGGACCGGATTGCGACCGCGGCGTCGCACGCCACCGGCATCAGCGCGACGCCGCTGGACCGCGCGACTCAGGCGCCCTACGCCGCCGACCCGTCGATGCGCGCGCGCACGCATGTGGAAGCGGTCGGCGACACGCTGCGCACGGCGTATCAGTTCTTCGCCGACTCGCTGCCGGGCAAGGTCACCGACGCGGTCGGCCTGAGCGCGTTTGCGGAGACCGCCAGCGACCGGCCGCGACCGGCGACGATGGGCGACGCCGCCGGCGTGCCGGCGGTCCCAGGCCGCGCGTTCAAGGAGCTCGCCGGGGTGTTCCAGGAAGTGGCGCGGTTGTTCCCGCGCCTGGACAACTACGGGAAGGCGACCGGGCGCCTCACCGCGAAGACGATCACCGCGCGGCTCGAGGCGGCGTCCGGCCTGTCGACCGAGGCGCAGGCCGTCGTCGCGGACGTCGCGCGCCTGGTGGGCGACCGCCGCGTCTCCGCGCAGGAGGTGCTCGCGCTCGCGCAGGGCCAGACCTATACGCCCGACCGCATCGTGCGGAAGCTGGCCGCGCCGCGCGAGGGCGCCAAGCAGCGGCCCGGCGCGCCGCTCGGCGTGACGAACGCGCGCCAGGAGGCCGCCGCGCGCGAACGCTACATGCAGCGCATGGTCGAAGGGGTCGAAGGCCGCGACTGGTACATCGATGCCGGCGGCGCGATCCGGTTCTACGCCAACGATGACCCGGCGCGCGCGATGACGCTGGCCGAGGATATTGCGGCGACGTCGTCCACGACGACGGTGTCCGCGAATACCGGCTTCGGGACGAAGGGCTACAACCAGGCGACAGCGGGCGTGCCCGTCGAAACGGGCCGGTTTCCGACCGCGATGGGGAAGACGGTCGAGAACATTCATACCGAAGGGACCCGTGGCTTAGAGGGGCGCCTGAAGCAGTCGCCGTTCGCCTACAACATGGCCGAGGCCGGGGGTTTCCTGCCCCCTAACGTGACGGCGGCGCGGCCGACCAACGACATCTGGCAGGGCGAGGCCTTCGGGTTCATGCACCCTGACGGGTCGCCGATGCGCGCGGGCTTTACGGCGGCCCAGCACCGCTGGATGGACGAGCAGACCGAGAAGATTCTGATCGAAGCGAACAGGCGCGGCCTCGGCGGCCACACCAACTGGGACGTCCGTCGGGCGCAGGCCGCCGCGTGGGTCGCGGCGAAGGTGCGCGCCGGCGAGATCAAGCCGGCCGATGCGGCGCGCTCCTACGCCGCGTATTTCGCTGACCTCGCGGCGCAGGGCTCACGGGAAACCGTGCCGGGGATCACGACCGCGCATCTGCGCGAGCTCCACGAGCCGGGCAGCGACCCCTATCGGCAAATCCTCCACGAGATGGTGAACCGCGACAGCGGCATCTACGACGCCGCCGGGCGCGACCAGATCGCCGCCGGGTATGGCGGCCTCGTCGGGTCGTCGTTTGAAGGCCCCGGCGTCTTCCAGGGCCAGCCGGCGCCGGGGCGGCAGACGCAGGTCTTGACCGGGTCCCTCGAGGTGCCGGGGTCGAAGGGCGCGCGCGTACTCGACGCCGGGTCGCGCCGGATTCTCGATGCCTCCGAGGCCACCTACGGGTTGTTGACGGGCCAGGACGCGAGCGCGTACTCGCGCGTGTTGCCCGCCGGCAGTGGACAGGCGCGCAATGCCTGGGACGTGACGCTCCCCGGCGGCACGGTGACGCCGAAGCAGATGCAGGCCGCGCTCACGCACCTCGGCCCCGCCGCACGGGACATGGTCTTGATCCCGACCCCGGACGGGATCCGCCTCGCGTTCATGGACGACGCGACCGCGAAGCAACTCACGAAGGCGCTCGGCGGGAAGGTCAAGAGCGCGGGCACCTTCCAGTCGAACCTGATCGAGAACAACTGGCAGACGCACCCGGTGGGGCAGAACTACTTCGACGCCATTCGCACGATCGGCACCGAGAAGTTCGACGCGTTCGCCCCAAAGATGGCCGCGCGGCTGCGGGACATCGATGCGCGGTTCGCGAAAGAGACGGGCGGGCGGTTTACGTTGAGCCCGGTCCTCGGCGAGGTGCGCGCGGCCATCGCCGCCGACGGGTTCGCGGGGCTGGAGCGGCTGGCGAAGAAGTTCGCGATTCCGGTGGCGCTGCTGGCGACGGGGTTGGCCGAGCTTCGGGCCAGAACGTCGGCGAGTCGTTCCACAAGGACTGCCGATGCGCAATAACCGCGTCCTGCACGGTCGCGAAGCCGGGATGCGGGACCACCGGCGGCGGGCAGTCGGCCGTCTCGCGCGCGTAGTGGGCGGTGATCGCGGCCTCGAGCGGGTCGGTGAATTTCGCCACGTCGGTATTGTCCCACGCGCGCCCGCGATGAGGCCAGCGAAATGATGCAGGACCTAACTCAACCCCCGGAGGCCCGGTGAATGCCGCAACCCGAAGTCACCGCGTTGTCGCCGGCCGACGAGCAGCGGTTCCAGGCCTGGGCGCGTACGAACCGGGTCCCCGACGTCGACCATCCCGACAGTCACTACGACTATCGCGGGTGGTGGCAGCAGAGCGGCGGGCCGGCGGTGCGCTTCGGCGTCGATCACTTTCCCGACACGTTCAAGCAGCACGGGCACCCGACCTTCTCGGTGGAGTCGCAATATTCGACGGGGCCGACCGACGGCGGCACCTGGCACGGGGAGACATTCATGCCGCCGCCTGACGCCGCACCCGACGACCGCCTGCTGACCGTGCCCGAGTTCGTGCAGCAGATCAAACAGCAGGCCCCCGACTACGCGTCGTGGCCTGACGACGACCTGGCGGGCGCGATGCTCGACAAGTATCCCGAGCTGCGCGCGCGGGTCGAACACGGCGACGAGCTCGCGCAGAACTACCGGCGCGCGAATGCGACGACCGTCCCGCCCGACCTCGAGCGGCGCAAAGACAGCCGTGCGATCGGCATCGATTACGACTGGATCGCGAACCAGGCGTCGAAGCTGCCGCCGCCGCTGCAGCGGTCAGTCGCGCAGTGGGCGGCGATGCTCGGCTCGGTGCTCGAGAGCGTCTCAGACCCGGTCTCGCTCGCGACGCTCGGCGCCGGCCGCGCGCCGTCGATGGACGTCGCGCGGCGCTCCGTCGCGTCCCCCACGACACTGTCGCTCCCGTCCGGGAAGGCGATCGTGCAGGGCGCCTACAAGGCCGCGAAGTTTGTGAAGTCGCCCGGCAAGGAGTCGATGAAGTTCCTCGCCGACGAGTTCATCAAGCGCATGGAGGCCGCGTCGGCCGCGCGCGCCGCCGCGCCGGCGACCGCCCCCGCGGCGATCCCGACGGCCGCCGTGCCGCGCCCGCCGCCGGTCGCCGTACCTGCCGCCGCCGTCGCGCCGCCGCCTGTCGCAGCGGCGCCGGCCGCCGTGGTGCCGCCGGTCCGCACGCCCTCCGCCGCCTCCGCGGCGCTCCCTGACCAGAAAGCGTTGAACGAAGCCGCGCTCGCCGTGCGCCGCGCCGCCTACCAGGCGCGCGTCGCGGCCGGCGAGGCGCCCGCGACGCCGACGCAGGTCGCGCAGGCCGTACAGACCGTCGTCAAGGCCGAGAAGGTCAAGCTCACCGGCGTCGAGACGAAAGCCGCGATGGACCTGGTGAAGCGCGGGCTCTCGCCCGACGACGCACTCGCCGCGATCCTGAAGCAGCGCGAGTTCCTCGAGAAGATGGGCGGCGGCGCCGTCGGCGACGCCGCCGCGAAAGCCGCGATCAAAGCGCGCGGCTACAAGTCGTGAAAGGACTGTCCTGATGCCTGGGTTCCTGATGCCGGCGCCGCGCTTCGCGCCGATGGACCTCGCCGGCGACCCGATCCCTGGCGGGCTCGTGCACACCTACGCGTCGGGCACGACGACGCCGCTGCCGACCTACTTCAACGCGGACCTGGCCGCCATTCACGCCAACACGAATCCGGTCGTGCTCGACGCCGCCGGGCGCTGTGTGATCTTCCTGCCGCCCGGCGTGACCTACACGATCGCGCTTGAGACCGCGCTCGGCGTGCCGGTCTGGAGCCAGGACGATGTCAGCAGCGGCCCGTTCTTCAACGGCACCGACGTGCTGGGCACCGCCGGGGAGACGCTCACCGCGGGCAAGGTCGTGTATCTGTCGGACGGGTCGGGCGGGAAGACGCCGGGCCGCTGGTATCTCGCCGACAGCGCGAACAACTACAGCTCGACGTCGCCGACCATCGGCATGGTGCAGTTCACGATCGCGAGCGGCACGGCCGGCGTGATCCGCACCGGCGGCACCGTCACCGGGCTCGCGGGCCTGGTGGCCGGGACGACCTACTACGTCGGCAGTGGCGGGGCGCTGACCAGTACGCCGCCGGCGCTCGCGCGCGTCGTGGGTGTCGCCGATACGACGACCTCGATCATCCTCTACGCGAACCCGGCGCGCCTGGCGACCAACGTCCCGATCACGCAGTCGACCGTGCTGACCGGCGCGCAGAACAACTTCGCGCTCACGCCGGGCGTCGGGATCCTCTACCTCGACGGCGCCAACATCGGCATCACCGGGTTTACGGCGGGCATCGACGGCCAGCGCGTCGTCGTGATCAACCGGGGGGCCGGGCCGGCGCCGTCGTCGGTGCAAAACCAAGGGGCGACCTCGTCGGCCGCGAACCGCGTGATCACGCTGGCCGGCAGCACCGTCCCCGGCTTCCTCACCTATCTCGCCTTCGGCGCGGGCGTCTTCGAGATGGAATACGACGCCGGCGCCGCCCGCTGGCGGATGATCACGCACGATTCGGGCTGGATCACGCCGGGCTACGTCGCCGGGGATTTTCTCGGCAACGGCGCCATGACGTGGACCGTGGACGCGGGCGACGTCATCACGAGCCGGTTCCGGGTCACCGGGCGCACGGTGACGTATAGCTTCAGCTTCGCCACGACGACGATCGGCGGCGTCGCGAACACCAACCTGCGGATCGCCAGTCCCCAATGGGGTGACGGCATCATCGCGGCCTTCGTCTACCACAACGCGCTCGCGTTTGCGAACGACGGCGCGGTGCGCGCGGCGTATGTGCGCGCGCCCGCGAGCGGGTCCGCGCTCGAGCTCACCACCACGGCGGCGACGGCGTGGACCCTGGTCGTCAACGCCGGCTATTTCGCCGGCGAGATCGTGTTCGAGGTCATTTGATGGCCGCGTTCTATCAGACGTTCACGACGGCGCGCGCGACCGAACCCGACGGCGCGGCGCTGCAGACGCAACTGCGCGCGAGCGATGCCACCATCGGCGTGCAGCATCAACCGGGACCGGTCTACCTCCTGAAGAAGGCCACGGCCTGGACGGCCCCGCACCTCAGCGCGGCGCAGACCGCGATCGACACCGCGCCGGCGACGTCGGCCGCGTTGACCTTCACGACTACCAGTCGCCAGAAGGACGTGCTGGCGACGTGCGCGCTGATCGTGCGCGCGCGCGGCATTCCGGCCTGGAACGCGCTGACCGTGCCGCAGAAGGTCACCGCGACGCTGGCGGAAGCCGACGTCTGGGTCACCATTCGCGAGTTCGCTGAGGCGAACCTGTGAGCGCGGAGCCCTAATGCCCGACACGTCCTTGAACGGGCTCATCATCGGGGTGATCACGCTCGCCCTGACAAACATCGCGACCTTGATCGGGTTGGTCATTACCGGCTACAACACGCGCGCCCGCGAAAAGGCGCAGGCGCTGCGCGAGCTGGCCGCCGCCAAGGTGCTCGCGGACAGCGTCGTCGCGGCGGCGAAGGACAAGGCCGACGCCATCGCGGCCGCAGCGCGCCTGGTCGATGAGCGCGCGGACCGCGACCGCCGCTGGATGATCGAAGACCGCCAGGCGCTCGAAGTGAAAGTGCAAGCGACCGCCGACACACTCGCCGCGAAGGTGGCCGCCGACCAGTCACGGATCGCCGCGGAGCTCGTCGCGCATCAAACCGGCCTCGCGCGCGCCGCGAAGTCGGACCAGGAGGTGCTCGTCGAGAAGGTCGACGTCGCGACGGTCTCGGCGACCGCAGCGGTCGACGAGCTCAAGGTGCTGATGCAGGAGAACACCGAGATCTCGACCAGTGCGTTCCATGAAGCGAACGGCGCCAAGGAGCTCCTGGCGCAGGAAGTGCAGCGGCGCAACGAGATCCAGATCGCGCAGACCGCGGCCGCCGGCGTCCACCGGCGCAGCTCCGACGTGAAACCGGGGACCGCGTGATGACCGAGGCGGCGCGCCTCGACGCGCTGGCGGCGTTTCACTTTCACACGCTGCAGTGCCTCATCCGCGACTGTCCGGTGTGCCGGCGCTACTTCCAGGTCCTGCTGACGCCGACGCCGAGGCCGCGCGCATGACGCGCCGGCGCGCCGACACCGTGTCGCCGTATCCGGGGCAGCACGCGGACACGCTCACGCCGGCGCAGCGGGTCGAGGCGCAGGAGGCGATCCTCGAGCGGTGGGGCGGGCGGCTCGACCGCACTGAGTGGGGCGCGCAGTTCTGGCGCGGGCGGGAAGGCGCGGTCTACGCGCGGCCGCGGTATGCGACCACGCGGACCGGCAGTCAACGCGGGTCGCGGGAGCAGCACCGATGAAGCTCGAGAAGGGTCTTGTCGCCGCGCTCGTCGTCTGGTTGCTCGTGGGGAGTCTCGGCTGCGCGACCGCGACGACGCGCGCGCAGCTCCAGCCGGCCGACGTCGTGACCGCGCTCGTCCAGTTTCACGGCGCCGTCGCCGACCAGTACCAGGTCGGCGGGCTGGAGCTCGAACACTTCCTCGAGGTCACCGCGTGGATCGGCGACACGCTGCGCGTCGTGCAGACCCAGCCGCGGCAGTGGGAAGGGCAGGCGCGCTTGCGGTGGCCGCGGGTGCGCTCGATTGTCGTGCCATTCGAGGCGCTCGCGCCGTGGGCGCAGCGGATCGACGCGCTGGTGCAATGAAGACGACGCGCAAAGGCCTGGCGCGGCGCGCGGCGGTCGCGGCCGCGCTGGCGCTCGCGCACGCGACGGCGACCGCGCTCGTCTGGCGGTGCGACGTCGACGGCCAGGTCGTCAACGTGCACGACATCTTCGACGGGCGGCATATTGTCGGCCGGCTCGAGACGATCGACGGTCTCCTGCTCACACGCTGCGGTGCCGTGCATCTGGAACCCCAAGGACCCCGATGAATATTTTGCATAGTGTGATCGCGCTCGCGCTGCTCGTCGCGGCGCCGGCCGCGGCGCAGACGCCGAACCACAAGGCGCTCGTCGAGCTCACTAAGGCCGCGCTCGTCGCGCAGGGGCAGGCCTTCACCACCAACTGCGACGCCTTCCAGATCACGGCGCGCGTCGCCTGGGTGCTGCGCAGCGAAGGGGCGACGCTCATCAAGAAGAGCGCCGCGCAGAACGGGTGCGTCTACCTCGGGCAGAAGTACTCGCACGACGCGCTGCAGTTCGCGGACGGCTGGGCCGACCTGCTGGCGAGCGCGGGGCCGCCGGCGAACATCAACACGCCGACGTGGCAGTGGACCGCCGGCGCGACCAACACCGCGGACGCGACGAAGTTCGCGGCGCCGGTGGACCTCGACGCCGGCGCGCCGGTGATACCGCCGGTAGTATCACCCCCGGTCGACCCGCCGCTGCCGCCGCAGGTCCTGACCGAGCTCGTCGCGAAGCTCTTCATGGAGGTGCAGCAGCTCCGCTTGAACACCGAGGCGCTGATGGCCGCGCTCGCCCAGGTCCGCGCCGAGCAGAGCGACAGCCGGGTCCGCTGGTCGCACGGGCTGACCGGCGAGCTCTTTCGCGGCTATCCTGTGACGCTGAAACCCGTGCCGTAGGAGGCGCCCATGCCGACCGAGATCACGCCGTATGCCGCGCTCGTCTGGGTCCTGGTCGGGTTCTGCACCGGCGTCGGGTGGGCGGTCGCGACCTGGGTCGTGGCGCGGGTCTTCCGCTAGTCAGGGTTTCGCCCGTTTCGCGCGCGCCGCCTTCGCGGCCTGGCTCGCCTTGACCGCGCGCGCCTTCCGCTGGGCCGCTGTCATGTTCGCGGCGGCCGCGCGCCCCCCGCTCGCCCCGTGGCGCTTCCCGAGCGCGCGGAAGTAGTCGAGGGCGGCGGCGGGGAGGCGGGCGCGGGGCACGTCGGCATCTTACACCTGGTAGGGTCAGGACGCCACGATAAAATCATCTGCCGCCACGCAAAATATATTTGCCGCGGATGCATTTTCCCTGTTGACCTTTGAGGGGGTAAGGACTAGACTCTGTACATCAAACGGCGCCGCCCGGTGCGACTAACACCGAACGACGCCTGACCCGTCAACCGATGCACCGGTCGAACGGGCTCCGGGGATTCTAAACCGGGAGCCTCACGACCACGAAAGAGGTCCCCGATGGCTCGTCGCGCACGTCGCCCCGGTCTGAACGCCGCGCAGTGGTTCGCGCGGCAGTCCTTCCACACCTTCATCACCCACCCGGCGACGGGCGCACACCTCGACGCGCTGCTCGCCGACAACGAAGCCACCGACCGGGCGATCCTGGCGGCGCGCGAAGAGCACGCCGACGACGACGAGCTCGCCGGCGGCGCCTGCGGCACGGCGTGCGGCTTCTGCGGGAGGTGCTCCTAATGGCCCCCGCGGTCGCCGTCGTCGACGTCGACACCCCTGACACCGCGCTCGCGCCGGTCGTGCTCAACTTCGAGCGGCTCGCCGCCAACCCCGGCGTCGACGTCGCGAAGCTCGAGCGCCTGATCGCGATGCACGAACACATTCTCGCGCTCCAGGCGCGCACCGCCTTCAACCAGGCCTTCGCCGCGATGGCGGCCGAGATCCCGTCCATCGTCGCCGCCACGCCGGGCGACGGCGGCAAGTGGTTCTACGCGCGGCACGAGGACATTCAGCAGGCCGTGCGCCCGGTGCTCGTCAAGCACGGCTTCGGCCTGTCCTTCCGCACCGAGTGGCCCGACGCGCGCACGATCCGCGTGGTCGGCCTGCTGACGCACCGTGACGGGCACGAGCGCGAGAGCGCGTTCGTGACGCCGGCCGACACGAGCGGCAGCAAGAACGCCGTGCAGGCGCTCGGCTCGGCGATCAGCTACGGGCGCCGCTACACGACGGCCGACCTGCTGAACATCACCACGCGCGACATGCGCGACGACGACGGGCACACCGCAGTGCCGCCGCCGGCGCGCTCGAGCGTCCCCGTGCAGCACCCGAGCGGCTTCCTCGTCTGGCGCGCGCGCCTGCAGCGCGATGCCGCCTTCGGCACCCGCGCCCTCGAGCAGGCCTACCTCGACTCGACCAAGGAGCAGCGGCTCCACCTGAAGGCAACGCAGCCCGACGCGCTGCGTGAGCTGAAGGTGATTGCGGCCAAGGTGACCAAATGAAGAAGCTCTCATCGAGCCAGCGCGAGGCGCGCCGCGATGCGCGCTACCACGGGCAGCGGGTCGTCGCACACTTGGCGCGGATCAAACATGCCCTCAGCAGCGCCGCTGAGTGGCGACGTCTCGCGTATCTCTGCGGCGTCGAGTTCGCGGTTCAACAGGCGGCCTGCGAGGACGTGGTCGCCGAGGCCGCGGAGCGTCAGGTAGGGGACGCCGCGCGTCGGGCATTTCACTGCGCGATCGAGGCCACGAAGTGAGCCCGCTGGTGCTCGTGTCGCCGCCCGTGCGGCCCTTCACCGTCGTCGACGCGCTGCAGCGGTCGCCCGCCTGGGTGACCGCGCGCCTCGGCAAGCTCACGAGCTCGCGCGCGGTCGACATGTTGTCGGAACCGCGCTCGGGCACCGCCGAGACCGCCGGCCGGCGGCACCTGCGCGTGCAGCTCGCGCTCGAGCGCGTCACCGGGCGCCCACAGGACGCCGACTACGTCTCGCGCGCGATGCAGCAGGGCATCGACCGCGAACCGCGGGCGCGCGAGGCCTACGAGCTCCTGACCGGGCACCTGGTGACGCAGACCGGCTTCCTCGCCTCGACCACGCACGCCGCCGGCGCCTCGCTGGACGGCCACGTCGGCGACGTCGAAGGCCTGGTGGAGCTCAAATGCCCGCTCGCCGCGACGCACCTCGAGTACTTGCAGACCGGCGTCGTGCCGCTCGCGTATCAGAAGCAGCTCGTGCACCTGTTCTGGATCACCGGCGCGCGCTGGTGCGACTGGCTGTCGTTCCACCCGGAGTTTCCCGCCGGCCTGCAGGTCAAGCTGGTGCGCGTCGTGCGCGACGACGCCGCGGTCGCGACCTACGCGCAGATCGCCACCATTTTTCTGGCGCAGGTCGACGCCGAGGTCGCCGCCATCAACACCCTGCAATGCCAGGAGGGCGCGTGATGCCTCCGCAGGGTCCGTTCCTGGTGATGCGCCTCGCGCCGATGATCGGCCGGCCTGCGTCGCGCCGGCGCGTATCGGTCTATCACAGTGCGGCGCGCCTCGAGTGGGCGCTCGAGGCCGCGGTCTACGAGAGCGGACGCGACCGCGCGCGCGGGATCTGCTCGGCCTACTGGATTCAACACCGCGATCAGCCTGCGAGGCGGAAACGATGACCATCACCGACCGGATCGCCGTCGTCGAAGCCTCGATCGCGGAGCTCGAGGCGCAACTCAAACAACTGAAGGCGCTGCAGCGCGCCGTGCAGAAGCAGAAGGAGCAGACCAATGGCTGACGAGACGAAGCTACCGAGCGACGAGTACTCGAAGACCCTGCGCGAGAAGAAGGCGCACCCCGGCGGCGTCGAGAAGACGTCGATCATCGACCTCGAGGACTTCTACGGCAACGCGGTGACCTGGACGGTGCGGACGATCCGCACCGACGGCGCCGACGTCGTGTTCATCCAGAAGATCGACAGCGAAGGCGGCAGCCGCTGGGTGCTGCCGGCGGAAGTCGCCGAAGCGGTCGCCCGGCAGCGGGACGGCATCGTCGACGTGATGAACAAGCGGCGCGCGCAGGCCGCGGCCGCGACCCGGCGTGTGAAGAGGGGGAAGTGATGCACCGACACGAACTGATCACACGCGCGGCGAAGGAGTACGAGGTCGCGCGCAAGGCCCTGGCGTCGTCTGAGGCGGACGCGTCCACCGTCGACTACGTGGCCGCGCTACTGGTCGTCGCGGCTCGCCTCGAGGCGCTCGAGGACGCGCTGATCACCGGGCTGCCGACGGCGGGAGAGGGGATATGACGAAGCGACCGTATCGCGCACCGAAGGCCAAGCCGTTCTGCCAGAGCGGCCCGACGTGGATCAGCGACCGCCTCAAGCGCGAGACCGGCGAGAAGTACGCCCTCGCACCGCTCACCGGCCAGGACGCCCGCGCGTTGCGCGCGTTCTTCCACTTAGTCGAGCTCTATGGATCCTCCGACGACGCCGGCCGGCGGTGCGCCGTGCGTGCGATGGCCTACACGGTGCGCGCGATGCAACCGTCGACGCGGCACCTCGCGAAAGCCGGTATCCCGCATGTGCTCGACTGGAGCCACGAAGCGGAGATCTGGGAACAACTCGAGGTCCTCGAGCTCGAGGACGCGTTCAGAGACGACCGCTGATCGGCGAGCGCGAGTCACACGTCCACCGGGGCAGGGGACGCTCCCAGGACCCGCCTCGCCGAGTCAGCCGCGCACGGTCCGCAGATCCGAGTATGACCTGCCCTGTCAGGCCGGTGTGCTACGCGGCCGGCTTCGCGGCCGGGCGCCGCGTGCTGCGCCGCCGTGCGGCGGTGGACAGCGGGGTCGCCGGCGTCGTCGCTCGGCTGCGCGTCGTCCCGAACGGGTCCGCGCTGATGTTCTTCACCAACTCGAGCGGGATCCACGCGGTCTCGCCGTTGAAGCTGCACCGCTCGACCGGGCTGAAGCCGATCATGTTCCCGAATTGATCGATCGCGACGCGGCCGACGCCGGCGACGTCGCCGTATTGCTTCTGCGTGTACTCCTGCGAGAAGGTCAGCGTCCCGATCGGCAGGTCCGGCGTCGTCTGCTTCGCCTGCGTGAGCAGCTTGCGATAGAGCTCGTGCAACATACAGCCTCCAGTCGGCCCGTGGTCCAGGCGGGCGCGTCGGCAGACAGAGTACACCTCTCACGGCAGGCCGCGCGGAGAAAGCGCCCGGTGGGCCGGGGGTCAGGCCTCGAGGCGGCGGTAGATCCAGTCGACGAGCGTGACGATCGCCGCGAGCTCCTTCGGCGCGCGGTAGCCGATCGCCTCGAGCTTGGTGAAGAGCGTCTTGAGGGTGCGCTGGGTGGCGGGGGTCCGGCCGGCGGCGGGAGCGACGGGAGCCGATGCGGGCATGGCGTCTCCGATGCGCGAAATGATGAGTTCGAGCGAAGGCGCCCACCCTACCGTATGGTTTCCTTTTTCTCAACTCCTCTCAGCGGCGCCTTGCGTGCTTTGTGGTGCGCGGTGTGCCGGCGTCCGGCTTCTCGGATCGGCGGCACCGCCAGGAAGACCAGCGTCGCCTTCTGCACCGCCTCGGGCAGCGTGCGGTAGCGTTCGACGACCCGCAGCTCGGTGGGCGTGAGCTCGGCGCACCATTCGCGCGCCGGGTCGCGCACAACCTCGGGGACCGAGAGGCCGACCGCGAAGCAGAGCGCGGCCAGGTCGTCGACCTTCATCTCGGTATGCGCGGTCAACTGGTGCGCGACCTTGGACTGCGACCACCCGGTCAGGCCGGCGACGTCGCGCTGACTGAGCTGCCGCGCGCGCATTTCGTCGCGGATCCGCAGCCGCACCTGTTCCGAGAGCAGCATCGCGTGTAGGACGGTAGACGACATTCCGCCTCCTGACAATCCCTACAGCAGTGGACTCATTCCGCGGTTTCCTCAAGGATTGGCCCAGTTTGACAACACGTCAGCTTGTGACTAGGATCGGCCGCCTATGAGTCGGAACACGAAGCGCCCCATCCGCCGCGGCCCGCACCCGAGGAAGAAAACGCCGCGCGCGCCCGCGAAAACCTTCCCGACGCTGCTGCACTGGCGGGATGCCCACAACCTCAGTCAGCGCGACGCCGCGATCGTCCTGGGTATGTCCCAGTCGATGTATGCGCGCTACGAGGACGGCCGGAAGTTGGCCCGCGGCGACGACGCCAAGAAGCTGCTGCTCGCCACGGGCGTGCCGCTCGAGGTCCTGGTCGGAGTCGCGTAACCGTGAGTCACTTTCTGCACGATTCACCACAGGGCCGCACACCCGCACACCGGCTTTTGCCAATGGCCGTGCCGGGATCCGATAATGGATCTTCGGTTGGGCAGTCTGAATCTGACTCTGACTCGTGGCGGGGGGTGACGCGGCCGGCCGACGACGCCCCCCACCGTAGCCGAGCCCCCGGCCCTCCGTCAAGCGCGCCCCCGCCGTCCCATGGCTAAGAGCGTAGCGAGGCCGCGGCTGCCGATGGCAGTCAAAGGTACTGACCGGCCTGAACCCCTGCCGGCGCCCGCCGGCTACGCCGGTCAACCCCAGTCAATCGCGATGACGATCATCGTCAAGGACGCGCTGCTGCGGCACTTCGGCAGCTTCAAGGCGGCGGCCTACGCGATGGGGCAGATGGACCAGGGGCAGCTCTGTCGCGACCTCGATTCCGGGAAGTTCAAGTTCGAGCGGCTCGAGCTCTGTGACCTGCAGGCGAAGGCCGCCATCTGCCGCGCGCTCGCCGACGCCTTCGGGCCGGTCGACCCGGTGGCCCGGCGCGCGCGCCTGATCGCCAACCTGCGCCGCGCCGTCGATGCGCTCGCCGAGGACCTGGTGGCCTGATGCCCTTGCGCCTCGTGCCGACCGGGGCGGCGTTTGAGGAGCGACGGGAGGAGCTGCGCGCGGGGCTCGCGCGCCTGCGCGCCCGCCTCGAGGCCGGCACCGACCCGCCGCTGGCGCCGCTCGAACTGATGGCGCTCGAGGCGTTGTGCGAGGAGTACTTCCTGGTCGCCGAGCGTGCGTGGCTGCAGCGGCAGCTGGAGGCCGCCGCATGAAGTGGAACCAGTTCAAGCTCGGCGCGACCGGCAACTATCCGCGCGGCAAGGCCGACGACACCGACGAAGGTGAACTGCAGCTCGCGGTCGCCGTCGACGCGCAGATGGCGATCATTCGCATCGCATTCGGGAAGCCGGTCGCGTGGATCGGACTGCCGGCGCAGGAGGCGCGCGCGCTCGCCGCGATGCTCACCGAGAAGGCCGACGAGCTCGATCGAAGGCGCACCTGATGGCGAACACCCACGGCAAGGCGCGTCGGCTCGAGCTCCAGGCGCAGCGGCGCGCGTGGCTCGAGGCCCGCCCCGAGCTCCTCGCGCGCCTCCCGAGCAGCAACGACGACGTCGACGACGCGCAGAGCGCCGCGCTCGACGACGCGGTCAAGCAGATGAAGTTCTACAAGCTCTATGGGCCGACCACGCCGGCCATGAGTCTGCGGTGGGGCATCCGGCAGCTCGTCGCCGAGCTCCGGCGCGAGCGCGTGACGAGCCAGGACCCGAAATACCGGCAGCGCGGGTGGACGAATGCAACCTGAGAAAACCTGAGTTTCTGGAAACGAGGACCCGATGCAGTTATGTGAAGCGATCCGGCTCGGCGCGATGTTACGGCCGCAGGCGTTCCGGCAGGCATTCAGCTATCGCGGCGACCACGTCGTCGGGTCCTGCGCGCTCGCGGCCGCGCACGAGGCGCTCGGGGGCTCCTTCAGTGGCTGCCCGACGCCGCTCGCCCAGTTCGAGACGTTGTTCGCGACCTACGTGCGCTCGCCGTGTCGGTGCACCAACATCGAAGGGCGCCGGTTCATGGGCCGCCTCGACGGCGTGATCACGCACCTGAACGACGACGACCACTGGACGCGCGAGCAGATCGCCGACTGGGTCGAGACGCTCGAGTCTGGAGCGGATACGCAACAGGCTGTTGCGTGCGGCGCGCTCACGGTCTGAGACAGGGACAGCGGTCGCGAGGACGGCAGAGAGACCTCGCGACCGCCCGCACATGGGGTAGACCACCCGCGGGAACGGAGGCCCGCCGGCGTCATGCGCGAGCACATTTTACACGGAGCCCCTACCTATTGGGCCACCCCCCCTAGGCGAAACAGACTCTGCCATAGCGGTGGTGTACGCGGAGGCGGGTCGTGAAAATCGGCGAGTCTCAACGGGCCCGTTGGGTCCGCGACCGCCAGGTTCTAGGCTACGTGCGCGTGAGCACTGAACAACAAGTGGAGGCCGGGCTGTCGCTCGAGGCGCAGACCGAGAAGGTCACGGCGATGGCCGTCGTCCGCGGCGAACCCGTCACCGAGTGGTGCGTCGACGCCGGCGCCTCGGCGAAGTCGCTCGACCGGCCGGGCATGTTGCGGATGCTCGACCTGGTGGACGCGGGGGCCGTCGACCTGATCATCGTCGCGAAGCTGGACCGGCTGACGCGCTCGATCGCGGACCTGGCCGACCTCCTGACCCGGTTCGACCGCCGGCACGTCGACCTGGTGAGCGTCGCGGAACTGGTCGACACCCGCTCAGCGTCGGGCCGCACGATGCTCAACCTGATCGTGCTGATGTCGCAGTGGGAGCGCGAGGCGATCGGCGAGCGGACGCGCGACGTGATGCAGCACAAGCGCGCGAAGGGGGAGCGGGTCGGGACCGTGCCCTACGGCTACCAGCTCGCCGCCAACGGCGTGCGGACGCACCACCGCGGCTGTCCGACGCGCACCGTCCCGGTCGACCGCTGCGCGTGCGGCGGGCGCACCGTGCAACTGGTCCCGGCGCCGAGCGAGCAACAGATCGTCGAGACGATGAAACGCCTGCGCGAGGTGCGGTTGACGATCAAGGAGATCGCCGGGCGGTTGAACGACGCCGGCTACACGACGCGCCACGGCACGCCGTGGCGGCCGGCGTATGTCGCGCGGCAGCTGCGCAAGGTGGTGGGCTGATGGCGCGCTTCTACGAGCCGACGGCCGAGCAGGAAGCCGGGTATCGCGCGTGGGTCGCCTCGCGGCCGGCGACTGTGCGCGCGGTCGCGGAACGCTTCGAGCCCTGGTCGCTCTATCGCCTACAGAGCACCGGGCAGCGCGTGACGGTCGCTGCGTTTGGTGTCACAGCCGACGGCACCGTCACCGTGAGCGTCAACGTGCTGGCCCTCTTCAACTTCGTCACGTTCGAGCGGCAAGTCTTCGGGATTCATCCCGACGAGCTCGAACCGTGCGAGCTGCCAGCGCCCGACGAGCCGACCGGCGCGCTGCTGACCGCGAAGGAAGTCGACGACAACCTCGACGCGTTGCGCGTGGCGGCGCGCCCTGACTTGTGGACGATGGAAGACGGTAAAGCCGTGCGGAAGCACTGATGGTGGAACCGCACGTCGCGCAGGAGCGGCTCGTCGACCTGCAGGTCGCCTTCGCGCGCGAGCTCGATGCCGCGCTCGTGCCGTTCACCCTCGAGGTGCGCCGCGCAGTCGTCGACCGCTTCGCGCGCCTCGCCGCGGCCGCGGTCGCCGACCCGCTGCTCGTGCAACTCGTACGCGAGGCCTACGACCATTTCCAGAACCCGGAGTCGGAGGTCGACATCCGCGAGTGGCTGAAGACCGCCGAGCAGTTCATGGTGAGGAGGTGAGTATGAAGGTGACGCTGGAAAGCACCGACGCGATCGTGGAGCTCGCGACCAGCACGGGCCATGTGCCCGCGCGGATCTGGGAAGGGTTCACCGAGAGCGGCATCCGGGTGCACGCGTTCGTGACCCGGATCGCAGTACACAAGGAGTCGGACAACACCCAGTTCGAGCGCGAACTGCTCGAGCAGCGGCCGCTCTCGAAAGAGCTGCAGGGTGTCTACGACCTGCGCATGGTCCTGTGATGTTCCAGTTGCTGTTCGTCGGTGGCTGGTTGCTCCTCCTTGGCGGGATCTGTGCGCTCGTCTGGAAGGAGCACCGCAAGACGCGCCCTGACCTGGTCAGCACCCAGTGGCTCGAAGCGCGCCGTTATAAACGCGAGGGCGACGTGCCGCCGGGGACGTCGCGGCAGGAGGAAGGGAAGTGAAAGAACTGCGGGTGCTCGCGACGCTCGCGGCGGTCGTGATGGCGATCACGATCCTTACGCTCATGGTGACGGCCGCCGGCTGCGACGACCTTCCGCCGACGACGAACGTGACCGTCGACCAGCGGTTAACGATCACCAGCTACTACACGCCTGCCAGCGCGCCGAATGTCTACTTCATCCACGACCGCGTCACCGACGAGTGCTGGATTGTGGTCCAGCGCGATAGCGGCGTCGCGCTCGCGAAAGCGCAGGACGCCGCGTGCACGAGAGGAGAGGTGTCGAAATGAAAGTCACCGAGGAAGACCCTGACGACGAGCTCACCGAGCAGGCGGCGGCCGATGCGATCACTGACGCGATCACCGACGGGGATGACGACCCGCTCGACCGCACGACGGACCCGCGCGGCGCGCCGAGCAACACGAACGACTATGCGGATGACGTCGACGGGCTGAGTGAGAAATGAGCCGCGCGATGGCGGTTGAAGTCGACGACCCGCCGACGATCGTGTTCAGAGAAGCGGGGAGTGGGGCGACGTGGGAGTGGACGCCGCCGCTCGACCTCTGGCTCGATATGCAAGCATTCGCCGCCGCGAGCGGCCTTTCGATCGAAGAGGTGATCAACCGCGCGCTGACCGATTGGTTGCGTAAGGAAGGCGAGTTAGAAGGCGAGTAAGACGAACCCGACCCCGCGCTCGTGCGACGTCTGCTTTGGTGGCAACCACGTCGCGACGAACGCGGGACCTGGTCTGCTGAAGCACCACCCACAGTACGGAGGCTGCAGGAGGCGTTGTGACGCAGAGAACCTATCAAAGTTGCTCGTATGAGAACAAGCCCCGCGACCCGTCGTGCGCGCACTATTTTTCGGTGTCGGCTTTTGCTGCGCTCGCGCGATGACCGACCGCTACCTCTCGGTCCCGGAACGGATCACGTTCACGACCGGCTTCCGGTGTGCGACGGATAAACTTGTGCTCGGCGCCCTCTCGACCTTCGCGGACTTCAAGACCGGGCGCGGTGCCCGTATGTCCCTACCTGCCCTGGTGAGTCGGGCACAACTCCCGCTGCGCACCGTCGAGCGGGGCCTCCATCGGCTCGAGGCCGATCAGTGGATCGTGGCCGTCACGCGGCGCCGGCGGCACGCGACGGTCTGGAACATCAACGTCGACCGCCTCGCCACCAACTGGGTCAACGCGCGTCTCGTCTCGTCGGGAATAGCCGCCACCGGTGGCGGTCATTCGTCCGCGATAGCCGCCACGGGTGGCGGTCAAGACCCCGGAATAGCCGCCACCGGTGGCGGACAGAACCCCTGTACTTCTGATCCCCAACGTACCACCCGCGCGCGCGCGCGCGGCGCGCCCGAGCAACTGGCCTTCGGCCCGATGGACGCGGCCCCCGACGTCTGGCCGGCGGTGCTGCGCTACGTCGAAGGCCAGGTGAACCGCTACACGTTCTACACCTGGTGGAAGGACAGCGTGCAGCTCGAGGACCGCGGCGACGTCGTCGTCGTGCGGACCCGGAACGCGCGCAGCGACCACGAGAACGTCGCGGCGTGGCTCACCCGGCACTACCTCGAGCTCCTCGCGCGGGCGTTCGCCGCCGTCGGGCGCCCCGGCGTGCGGGTCGAGTTTCACTTCGCGCCGCGCCCGGCACAGGACCAGCGGAGGCACGCCTGATGCCCCGCAAAGCGGCGAGCGACCTCGTGCTCGGCGGGCCGCGCGTGCGCCGCCACGACCCGCCGATGCAGACGGGCGTGTTGACGTGGCAGCACACCGAATTCGGCCGGCGCACGGCCTGTGAGACCTACCACGTCGTGCACCAGGGCGAGGGCTGGCAACTGCTCGACGTGAACTGGGACCCGCTCGGGCCGCCGGTCCGCGCGATCGAAGAGGCGATGCACGCCGCCGAGCGGCACGCCCAGAGGAGGACGCCATGAATGTCACACCGATCACGATGACGAAGGCCGACGCGAAGCAGGCGTTTCAGGAATACCAGCGCGCGGTCCGCGCGGACCGGCCGAATGTGCGCAAGGTCTGGGCGACCGAAGACGTCGCGCTGATGCAGGCCTACAAGCACCTCGCGCGCGGCGAGACGGTGCTCGACCTGCAGGCCGCGATGGCGCAGGCCGGGGTGAAGCTGTTCGACGGGTGCCCGATCCTGCTCCCGTGCCTGGCGATCGTCAACAGCGATGCGCCGATGTGTTACCTGCGCCTCTGGTCGAATGGGAGTGCGACCTTCGCGAGCGAAGAGTCGACGCGCAGCCGCCGGCGCCGGGTGCTGTTCCCGGCCGGCACGTTCCCGCAGGCGCCGCAGTCGGAGTTCTGGCGCTACAACACGCAGTCCACCGTCACGCCGCTCATCCCGCCGGCGCTGCGCCCGAAGCACGACCTCGCGAACTACAAGACGCTCTGGGAGGTCGAGGCCTGGACGCACGAACCGCCGAAGGACCCGATGCTCTTGAAGCCGCTCGGCGGGATGCTCTACGCCGTGCTCGCGACCTGGGACTTGACCGAGATGGAGCGCGCGGTGCTGCGCGGCCGCGTGCCCCGGTGACCTGTCCGCACTGCGGCGCGCAGTGGGACGTCGTGTTCAGTCACGCGACCCGACCCCCACGGCGCCGCGACATCGGGGTCTGTGAACACTGCGGCGGCGCGCTCTTCATTGAAGCGGTCGACCAGGTGCGCGCGCTCACCGTCGACGAATGGAACGCGCTGCCGCTCACGGTGCGCGTCGAGCTCGGGGCCGCGCAGCGGCACGCGAGGGCAGGGCGCAACTGATGCGCTGTTCCTGTCTGACGCTCGAGCGCGGGACCTGTTGCGGGACGTGCCGGTTTGGTGTGTGTCCCGGCTGCACGTATCCCTACGAGCTCCAGTGTCGCCGGCACAGTCCGGTCGCGGACCGGGCGTGGCCGAAGGTGGATCGCGCCGCGTGGTGCGGCGACTACGAATCCGTTCCACGTGAAACCCCCGACACTGTCGCACCTGTCGGAGGGTCGGACCCTGTCGGACCAGGAGACTGCTGAACGTGAGAGAGCCGGGCTGGATCACGAAGGCGGAAGCCGCGCAACTGCTCGGCGTCGACGCGCGCACGGTCGAGCGCCGCGCGCGCGCGGGCCTCATCGCCGCCAGGGCGCGCGCCGGCTTTCCGACGGTGTATGCCCAGGCCGACGTCGAAAAGTTGAAACAGACGGCCCGCGGCGAGGTCCGAACGGGCATTCTGGAGACCGTCACGGCTACGAACAGGAACGGGCAGGGATTGTTACCCCCTAACAATGGGATTGTTACCGCGGGCGACGACCCGCTCCGGCAGCTCTGCGCACTGGTCGTGCAACTGCTCACGACCGGTCCGACACGGTCCGACACGGGGTCCGACAGGTCCGACACGTCTGTCGTGCCCCGACTTGAGGACTTGCCGTCCTGGGTGCCGCTGACGGTGGTCGCGGCCTACAGCGGGCTGACGGTCACGTATCTGCGGCGGATGATCAAGCTGGGCACGCTGACCGCGGTGAAGGACCGCGGCTGGAAGGTGCGCAAGCAGGACGTGGCGACGTTGTGACCGCCGAGATCCGCCGCCTGCTGGACGACTGGGTTAAGCGTGAGGCCCACTACCGGGAGTTGTCGCGCGAGCGCAATCACGAAGGCAATCAAGTGATGGATGCGTATTACGACGGCAAGCGCATGGCGATGGCGGATTGTCGGTCTGACCTCGCCGCCCTCCTCGCCGCCCCGGCCCCCCACCCGGAAGAACCGCGCTTCCTCGCGGCGCTGCGGCGCAAAGCTGAACGGGATGGGATCCCGCTAGCGCAACTCCTGCGAGACAGTCGGGCGCGGGCTCTCGACACGCCTGACCCAGAGAACCTCGCCGCCCCGGCCCCCGCCCAGGAGGACGAGCACGGCGACTGGCTCGACGAGCAGCCGTTCTACGAACTGATGCAGGCCTATCGGCACGCGCCGGATACGCAGCAAGGGACCGTCGTCTACGCCTACGAGGCCGTGAAACGTGTGATCCGGCAGCACACCCCATGACTGACCACGACGCCGGCGTCACCCGCCTCCCGCCGCAACCGTGCCCGCTCTGCGCGAAGCGCCTCGACGCCGCCGGCACCTTCGACGGCACTGATCATGCGCCCGGTCCCGGCGCCTGGACGGTCTGTAGCGGCTGTCTGCAGTGGCTCGTCTACGACGCGACGATGCGGTTGCGGCCGGTGACTGATCGCGAGTGGCTCGCGTTGACTGACGAGGACCGGGTCGCGCTCACGGCCCAGAAAGAACGCGTGCGGAAGGCGTGGGCGTGAACAAGGTTCACGGCGAGCACACGCGCCCGACCAATCAGCCCCCGCTCTGCGACACCTGCGACCACGCGACGATCGTGCGCGGCACCCGCTTCGGCGACGACGTCGTCCGCTGTCACGCGCTCGGCCGGGTGACGTTTCACGTCACGGCGTGCACCGCGTATCTCGATGGGCGCCTCGTGCCGGTCTATCGCCTCGAGGAGACTGCCTGGCGGTGGATGCCTGACCTCAATCGCTTCGTCAGCCCCGGCGAGTTCCTGCGCCTCACGAGCCCGACCCCGGCGACACCGTCGGGTCCACCGGCCGGCACGTCTGACACGTCCAGTCCTTCGTGACCGCGTCGATCGCGACGAGCGCGCGTCCGGTCGCATCGGTGATCGCGCGCCCGCATTTGGTGCAGTGCATCGGGTGCGTCGCCGGCCAGGCGTCGACGCTGGTGGGCCGTGCGGCCTCGAGGAACACCAAGAGCTGATGCGCCGGCGTCGTGGCGTGCAACTGCGCCGCGTCGGCGACGACCGCCGCGAGGCCGCGTGTGATCTCCGCGTCGGTGAAGCAATGCATCTCGGTGGGTGTGATCGTATGCACCCAGCGGCGGCGCCGGCGCGAGAATTCCGGCGGCGGCATCAGCCCCGCAGGAGGTAGTGCAGGTCGTCGCGCCAGTCGGCCCAGGTGAAGCGCGCCCGGTGCCGGAACCACGCCCAGCGGCGCCGCAGCGAGTAGCGCGGCCGCGCCTCGTGATAGGCCTCGTAGTGCGGCGCGGCTTTCACACGCGCACCTTCGCACCTTTCGACGGCGTCACCGTCGCAAACTTCGCGACCTCGCCGGTCTCTTCGCTCGCCTTCAAGATCTCGCGCGCGGTGCGCTCGGGGAGGCCGGCGTCGACGAGCTGCGCGACAAGTTTCTCCGCGTTGATGCTCGTCTGCCCGTCGCGCTCGTTGTGCTTCACGTCGTAGCCGAGGCACGTCACGAGCTCGCTTTTCCGTAGGCCCGCGGCGAGGAGCAACGCATCGATCTGCGCGCGCGTCGCTTTCTCGTCGACGACGGCGCCCGCGACCGCGGCAATCGTCAGCGCGAGGCGGCGCTGCTTGCGCACGAGCGGCGGCAGCGCCTCGCGCAGGACCGGGTGCTCGGCGAAGGTGCCGGTCGCGGGCATCAGAACGCGGTTTCCTTTTCGTTGATCGCGATGGCCGCGTTCGCCCACATGATGCACTGCTGCAAGTTGGTCAACGCGGTCGACTGTTCGCGGCTCTCGGGCGTCGTGTCCTGGATAAGGACCGCGAGCTCGAGCGCCTTCTCGCGCAGGGCGACGTAGCGGTCGGCCTGATTCCCGTGCGGCGCGTGATATTTGAAAATATCTTCGACCTTCAACCGTGGCATCGGTCACGCCTCCTGGGGGGCCGGGAGCTCCGCGTGCAGCGGGAACGTCTTGCCGGTCACCCGTTCCTCGGTCTCATAGAGCTGATGGCAGCTCGAGCAGTGCCGCCACCGCAGATACCGTTCCGCGCTCGTCGGGTCGGGCCGCGAGTCGACCACCCGCGATTTGAAGTCCCCGCACGACGGGCAGCAAAACTTGTCGGTGGTGATGGCCGAGAGCGTACACCCGCCGCCGGCCGGGCCGGTCCTACATCTAGAACATCTGCGGCGCGTACGGGCGCAGGGTAGAGGCAGCCGGGCGATCCCGGCCCTTCCTCACAACCTAAGGAGCCCCCGCCATGCGGAGCCGACGTCGCCCGACGCGCCCGGCTTCGCTGCGGCGCCTCCTCGTCGACGGCATCGACGACGACATCCGGCTGACCGAGCCCGACGCAACCGCCGGCCAACCGGACGGCTACGGCTGGGACTGGGACCGCTGGAGGCGCCGCTGAATCACTGCCGCGTCTGTGGCGCCACCATCGACAGCGAGGCGCCCGTGTGCGACGACTGCCTCGCCAACGGCAACGGCGCGCACGGCACCCGGCAGACCTACCAGGACACGCACTGCCGCTGCGCCCCCTGCCGGGCAGCAAACGCGGCCTACAGCGCACACTGGCGAGCAGGGATCCGCGACGGCCGTCCGTTGCTCGGCGCGCATGTCGCCGCGACCGACGTCGACCGCGCGGTCGCCCTGCTGGTCGAGGAAGGGTTCAGCAAGGCCGCGATTGCGCGCGGGCTGGGCCTGCAGACCGGCTATCTGCAATACCGCGACACCGTGACGCTGCGGACCGTCTTCCGCGTGCGGCGCCTGGTGCGCGATTGGACCCGGTGAAAATCAAGAAAACGTTGAAGCGCGTCAACAAAACGAAGACCGCCGCAGGAATGAAAAATATTCCTGCCCCCCTCACCGACAAGCAGGTCCGCTTCGTCGCCGAATACCTGATCGACTTGAACAGCGCGGGCGCCGCGCGGCGCGCCGGCTACAGCGAGAAGACCGCCGAGCAGCAGGGCTACGAGAACCTGAGAAAACCTGAGATCGCCGCCGCGATCAGCGCCGGCAAGGCGCGGCAGTTGATCAGCGCGGACCTGAGCGCGGCGCGCGTGCTCGAAGAGCTGCGCCGGCTCGCGTTCGTCAACGTGCGCGACTACTTCGACCCGGAGACGAAGGGCGCCTACCATCCCTGCGAGCTCACCGAGGCCCAAGGCGCGTGTCTCTCGAGCTTCGAGGTCCTGATCAAGAACGTCAGCGCGGCCGACGGGCACACCGACGTCATTCATAAATTCAAGCTCTGGGACAAGGTGCGCTCGCTCGAGATGCTCGCGCAGCACTTCGAGCTCCTGGTCGAGAAGATCAAAGTGACGGACAGCACCGCGGACGCGCGCGTCGCGCGGTTGCAGGCGGCACGCGCGCGCCTCGCGGCGGCGAAGAAGTGACGCGCACGCAAGTGGCGGCGCTCGTGGTCGGGTTCCACGTCGTGCTCGCCGTCTCGACGTGCGCGAAGAAGATCGTCGTCGTGCCCGTCGTCGTCGTGCCGCTCACCACCTGGACGATCCCGTTGAGCCTCGACGACAGCGTCGCGCTCTGCGTCGCGACCGAGCTCGCGCCCTTTGTCGACCCCGCCGACGTGCGCCCGCTGCGCTGCGTCTCGGTCGGCGCCGTGCGCGCGTGGATCCGCGGGCAGCGGATGGCCGAATGAGCGACGCGTGGACCGCGGGCGGGTTCGCCGCCGCCGGCGCCGCGGCGAAGGTCGCGCCGACCCGCGAGGAGACCGAAGCCGCGATCGAGGAGTGGGTCGGCACCTGTTACGACGACCCGCTGCGGTTCGTCATGGGCGCTTACCCGTGGCAGGAACCCGGCGGCCCGCTCGCGCGCGAAGAAGGCCCCGACGACAACCAGCGCGAGTTCCTGCTCGCGCTCGGCGACGAAGTCAAGCAGCGCAAGTTCGACGGCGAGACGCCGGTGCTGCCGATCCTGATGAATGAGACCTCGGGCCACGGCACCGGCAAGAGCGCGATGGGCGGGTGGATCACCGACTGGATCCTGTCGACGCGGCCGCATTCGATCGGTACCGTCACCGCGGGCACCGCGATGCAGCTTGAGGAACGCACCTGGGCGGCGATCCTCTACTGGACGCGCCTCTGTATCACCGCGCCGTGGTTCGACCTGCAGGCGCGCGGCATCTTCTCGAAAGACTTCCCGAGCTCGTGGAAGGTGATCGCGCAGACCAGCAAGGACCAGAACGCGCAGAGCTTCGCCGGCCAGCACGCGAAGACGTCGACGTCGTGGTACCTGTTCGACGAGGCCTCGGAGATCGGCGACAAGATCTGGGAGACCGCGTATGGGGGGTTGACCGATGGCGAACCGATGATGTTTGCCTGGGGCCAGCCGGTCCGCAACACGGGCGAATTTTATCGGGTGTGCTTCGGGTCGCTCGCCGCGCGGTGGAACGGGCGCCGCGTCGACAGCCGCTCCTCGCGCTTCACCAACAAAGAGCTGATCGACCAGTGGATCACCGACTACGGGATCGACAGCGACTACATCAAGGTCCGTATCCGGGGGCTGCCGCCGTCGGCGAGCGAGCTCCAGTACATCGACAAGGCGCGGGTCGACCTGGCGCGCAAGCGCACGATGGTCGCGCTCCCCGACGACCCGATCATCGCGGGCTTCGACGTCTCTGGCGGCGGCAAGGCCTGGAACGTGATCCGCTTTCGCCAGGGGCTGAACGGCGACGTCCTGCCGGCGATCCGAATGCCGGGCGACAAGGACCCCGACCGCAGTGCGCGCATCGCGCTCTGCGCCGAGCTCCTCAACGACCGCCGGCCGGGGCACCACCTCGCCGCGATGTTCGTCGACGCCGCCTTCGGCGCCGCGATCGTCAGCCGGCTGCACGCGCTCGGCTTCACCAACGTCCACGAGATCAACAACGGCGGCGACAGCCCCGACGCGCACCAGTTGAACATGCGCGCGCACGGCTACGCGAAGGGCAAGGACTGGCTCCTGCTCGGCAGCCTGCCCGACGAAGACCGGCTCTGCGAGCAGCTCTGCCTCGCCGGCTATCACATCAACGTGGCGGGGAAGCTGGTGATTGAATCGAAGAAGGACATCATGGCGCGCGGCGAGGCCTCGCCCGACGACAGCGACGCGTTTCTGTTGACCTTCGCGCAGGCGGTCGCGCCGAAAACGCCGGCGAAGGCGCGGCACGCGAAGACGCGCTCGACCTGGGGATAAGGGCATTATCGGACGTGCCGTCCAGCGCGCAGGTCGTGCTCTACGACCCCGGAACCGATCGGTACTTCATTGCGGGCGTCTGGGTGCCTGCCGCGAATGCCGTGAAGGCCGACCCGCGCGCTGGACGGCACGTC